GGCGACGGTTTTTCCGGTCAAATCAGGCAACTTCATATCGTAACCCTCCCTTGCACACGCTCGGGATCGAGCATGTAGTCGATGTATGGTTGCGGAATTTGTGTCAGCGCGGCCCGCCCGGTCGAAATGGTGAACTGCTGGCGCGTGTTCCACATCGTATTGATCTTGAACAACATCCAGTCCTTGATGCACTCCGGTACACTCGCGGCGGTTGCTCCGTAGCCAGCAACGAACCTCACGATTACCGCGTTCATCTGCGTGCGCGTGTACGGCCACACGACGTTGTAGGCGGGGCGGATGCACGCAGGCTTGCTCGCCGAATCGACTTGGTACTGGCTGGCAGCGAGCGTCTGTGTCACACCGTCGGTATCGACGTAGGTGATCGACGTGACGCTAGACAGCGGCGGCAGCAGGAACCCGTCTTTCGGGAACTCTTCAAAGTACGCATCGAGCGTCTGCGTGATGAGATACCTGTGCAACTCTTGCTCGGCCATCTGGCGAGCAGTCTTGATGAATCGAGCAAGCAGCGGATCAAGTGTTGTGTTCGTGCTCGGGGCTTCCACGCCAAGCGACGCATCTGCGATGTTGTCGGTGTAGGTGGTAGCGGTGTTGTTGGCGATGGTTGCCAGCAGGTAATACGTCGAGCCGCTGGCAATAGTGCGATACAGCTTGCGCGAGGTGACTTGCGCGCCACCGAGCGGAATGCCGGTCAGCGCGACTTGTCCGTTCACCGTCTTGTCAGCCACGGTGACGGCGGTACCGGCCGTTCCGGCTTGTGTCTCACCGTCAGCAGTGACGAATGTGGCGAGGTAGCGGTGCGCGCCGTTGTCAACGTTGCCGGGGGCGGCGGGCGATGCAAGTGCGGCAGTTACGGTAGACGGCGGCAACTCGTAATTTGAATCGTCGAGGCGCAAGTGGTCAGTCACGTCTGCGACGGACAATGGTTCGACCGTTGGGGGCGTGACGACGACGATCATTTCTTAGGTTCCGGCGCAGGCTTCGGAGGATGTTGACCGCGCGACTGCGAAGTGATCGTGGCTTTATTCTCAGGCACAGTCATCACACGCTTGAACGACCCGCTCGGCGCGCACGACATGAGATATTCGGACAAGTCGGCGACTGTGCCTGCCTCGAACGTCTCGGTGAACCGCCCGTCCTGCGACCCTTTGAACGTCTGCAAAATCTCGCACTTTGCCATGTCGCTACTCCTTCAAAGATTGGTGCTGTTCGGAGACCGGGCGGGAATGGTCATAGTTCGCCTCGATCTGCTCTGCGGTCGGGAGTGTAGCACGTTCCTTGAAGTCAAGGTGCAACATGCCTTCCGCATCAGTCTGGAATTCGACATCCAGCGTGTCATATCCGTACAGGCGGGCTTCGCGCGGGTGATTTGAGTCCATCAGGCTCGTCGTTTTCGGCAGATTGATCTTGATGCCGCGAGCGTGCGCCTGGCCCAGCCAGAACTCGACGCAGCCGCGCCCCTTTTCGGCGTCATTGCTGTTCGGGTAGGTGAAGTCCATGCCAAAAATGCTGATCCGCGTCGCGCCGACATAGATGCCATAGGCCACAGCATATGCGGCAGTGCTGTTGAAATAATCATGGCCGAGTGTGTTCAGCACATCTTCGAGCGGGAAAGCGCACGTCGCCGGATAGTCAGGGTGCGGCCGACTGGTGACGACCGGCACATGGCTGCGCTTGATCCATTCCAGCATACGTGCGATGTTTGACGACGGGCGCGCGGCGGCGCGAATCTCCTGGATGCGCACATCGTCCATGTGGAATACCAAATCGCAGTCGAACACGCCGCCGAGCGCGTTGATGCCCCACACCTCGTCGCAGAATGCGTGCCGGCCACCGAGGCGCTTGGTGATTTCAAGGTATTGATCGAGCGACGGGCCAAGTCCGAGGATGGCGATATGCTTCTCGCCGTCCGCTTTCGGCTCGGGGATAGCGACACGTTCGCATACGGCGATAAGCGTGCGACCATGCACGTCCGGCTCGACATCCGACTCGGGGCCGAGTTGTCCGAACCACGACACAGGATCCCAGCCGCATTCGATCAGCAGTTCGGCAAATTCGTGCTTGGTGTAGTGGCGGAAATGGAACGCCGTCACCGAGCCGTCCTCACGCTGCCACGGCATCACCGATTCGTTCGGCACGCTGGCGATAAGGCGTGGCGCGGCACGGAGCGACTTAAGCAGTGGTCGTGGGTCGTGGATGTGCTCGATCGTCTCGAACGACACGGCGACATCAGCCGGAGAGAGTTGACCAGGATTGTTGCCGTCGCATTGCTCGAACGTGGCGTTTGCGTGCGCATAATGCTTGTTCGCGTAGGCCAGGGTTTCAACGTCCACGTCGTAGCCGGTGATGATGTGTCCGGCATTCGCCATGATGTTCGTGCCGTAGCCGATGCCACATGCAAAATCCAGTACCGTGCTGTCGGGCGGGATGTGTTCGGCAACCCACTTGTAGCGGGCCGTGTGGTCGGCACGGATGCCGTCAATCGTTGGGGAGACTTGGCGTTCGCCACTCGATAAGCTCATGTTTCACCTTTCGCGGGGGTGTGGTTGTGGGACGGTTGCGCAACAGTGCTATCGAAACATCGTTGCGTAACCGCACAGGCCGGAAGCATATTCCTATGCCGCCAGCCTGTCAACCGATTACGGGTTCGTAGTCGGTGCGTTTGCAGGCTCGGTCAGCAGAGCCGCAACTGCCACAACACCAACGGATGTTACGCCAGTCTGCACGGCATCAACGGTGACGTAACGCTTGTTGCCTTTGTAGCCGATGCGCTTGGTCACTTCCTTGCCAGTGCCAGCCACACGTGCGCCAGCCAGCAGGGATGCCAGTGCTTCGGTGCCCAGCAGGTCAGCATCGGCCACGCTGGTCATGGTGCCAGTGACGTCGCCTTCCTTGATGACCAGTGTGACGATTGTGCCAGTGGTGGTCACGGAGCCGTAGGTTGCCAGGAACTCGACGCCGCCATAACCTTGACGGTCGATGACGATGCCGGACTTCGTGGCATTCGCACCGATTGCGGCGGCGGTCACGACGTTTTTAGTTCTGAGATTATTGTGGAGGTCTTTCATAGCCATTCCTTTCAGAAATTACAGCGGAAGCTTGCCGCTGCGCAAGTGGTGCGGGTCACAGTATATCCAAGTCACCATATTCCGCAAGTATCTCTTTGGCCCACTTGACTTTATCTACCACGCGCTGTCCTGACGGCTGCGATTTCGACCACAGTTCTAGATTCTCGATGCGGTTGTCGGCGCGATTGCCATTTTTGTGATGCACGTTCTCGTCCTTGCGCAGCGGTCTGCCGATATGCTCACCCAGTACGAACCTGTGCTGCGACACTTTTCCGTTTGGTAGGGCATGTGGATTAGACGGCTCGTATTTTACGATGTACCCGTGGTGATCTGCGTGCCACATTTTTGATCGACCATCCCGCGCCGCACCGCCTAACGGATTTCCATATCGCCTATATCTTCGGTAGTGATTAAGGCAGTACCCGGCAGAATTGGCGTGTCCGATACACCCTTGAACCGAACACGGGGTGTCTGACTTTCGTTTCGTCTTGTTGTAATGATATTCGCACATCCCCCTCGCGCGGGACATTCGCGCACATCCGTCGATACGGCACTTGACATGATTGAAAGTTGGAAGTTCGTGGCCGCTCTTTACCGTCACTACCGACCCTCTATGCGCAGCGTCATAATGCTTCTGACACATCCCCCGCCTAGTGGCAACCGAGTCGCAGTCGCTTGCAATGCACGTTTTATTCGCACCTGTATAAATAGTCATGCCGCACCTCGTTAAAGATGCGGCATGGTATCATAGCTGTGTGATTACGCAACTATTATTTTGTGTGCGATATTTAAATCACACACAAGTGCTTGATTAGCCAGTCGAAAATTTCAGCCACTTCAAAGCTTCATAGTGGGTGATACCCCCGCCCACCCGACGCCTGAAGTTAAATTTCGTCGTGCCCTTCGCCGTCAGATTGTCGCGGATCAGCGTGGTGCCGGCGCGATTGACGATGGTGTATGCACGACGGAAGTTGCCGAACGCCAGCGACAGCGAGCCAGCACCGATGTCGGCGATGTTGTCGTCGATCTCGACCGGATGACCGAGGAAACGACCGCCGAAGGCTGCGGCGGGGTCGGGTTGCCACAGGTAGTAGCTACCGGAGCCGTCTTTCAACTGACGCATCTTGCCGAGGGTGGCATCGTTGGTCAGGAACACAGCGCCGGGGCGATACTGAGCCTTGAGCGAGTGTTGCAGGTCGATCACCTTGTCGGATGGTGCGACGGAGGCGAACGCTGCGGATTTGCCGGTGGCGATATAGCCAACCTTGCCCCATGCGTAGCTGGCATTTGCCACCATGTCATATGCCGCGATACCGCGCGCTTTGCCCACGCCGTTGCCGGTGATGAACTCCGCACCCAGGCCTTCGGAGAAGCCGATTGCCGCTTCCATCGCCAGATCGGATTCCAGATTGACAAACGAATCTTCCAGCGTCTCGTTGTACACCCACGGCTCGACTTCTGCGGTGTGAACGTCGATGATGAGCTTGGCGTACTTCGGATTGGTAGTTTCGCCACCAGTCGAACCGTCATCCACACGGCGCATCGACAGGCCGGAAGTCTTGACGAGCTTCTGGTACTGAGCGGTGCCGATGGTGACGTTGTTCGCCAGTCGGAACATTGCGCTGATAGTCGGCGCAACGCGGTCGATGGTGCGATCCATCTCCGGCAGGACGGTGTAGCCACCATCGGGATCGGAGCCTGTCTGCATCGCCTTGGCTTGCAACGCGCGCAGGTCGGAATCGTCACCCTTGCGGACGAACTTGTCGAATGCCTTTTTGTACTCGGGGCTGGATTGACCAGATTCGTCGCCAGTTGCGCCAGGACGATTGGCCTTCTTCGCCAAATCTTCCATCGACTTGCGTTGCTCGTCCATGTCGGTGTTGATGCGGGCCAGTTTCGCTTCCAGATCGGCGACAGCTTTGCCGTCGGCTTTCGCTTTCAACAGGTCGTCGTTGGTCTTTTTGAACTCGTCCCACGCCTCGCCTTGCTTCTGCACCAAGTCGGCCACGGCCTTGATGTCGGTGTTGCCGACCATGAACGGGAACGCCGCCATGCCGGTCAGCAGAGACGGATCGGACAGCCCCAGCATGGCGTGCGGTGCCACGTCGGGAGCGATTGCGTATGCGGACACGGCAAAAATCGCCATGAACGCCAGAACTACCCACTTGAGATGTTTCATAGTTTTCTCCTTCGGATTGAGTGATTACGGCATCGGACGGCGTTTGACGGCCTCCAAAAGCCCCTGTACTGCTACTGCATCGTCCGTGTCAGAATCACTCCGCACCAGACCCTTGACGCGCGACACGAATGCCGTTGCGTCCTTGCGGCTCAGACCTGCATCGCGCAGGTATTGCTCCGCAGATTTCAAATCGTTGATCGACTTCACCGCGCTCACGCGCGCCGAGGTGTTCGCCGGGAATGTCACCAGCGACACTTCCCACAAGTCCAGCTTGTGCAGCTTCGTCGAGTCGGAGATGCGGTCGTATTCGTCCTCGACTGTCGCATACCCGATGGACAAGCCGCTGATCGCCTTAAGTTTCAGCAGTTCGTAGGCGTCACTACCGTAGCCAGTCTTGATGGCAAGCTGCCCGCGAACTTTGAGGCCGATGTTATCCTCGACCATTTCGAGCCACACGCCACACACGTCGTCGCTGTCGTGCTGCCACAGCAGTGCCGGCATCGTTCCAGCGGCTTTGTGCGCAGAGAGCGAGTCGGCGAACGCTCCCGGCATCACGATGTCACCGTAGCTGTCCTTGACGCCGAACACCGAGCCGTAGCCTTCAAATGTGCCATCCTCGGCAACCTGTTTTACTTGAAATTTGAAGTCGGAATGCTTGCGGTTCATACTTTTTCCCTCACCGTCGATCAGTTCCAGCAGCGTTCCGGCCGCGTCGAATATGTTATCAGCGCCTTGCTGCCCGGCGCGCTGCCGGATTGCCACCAAGCCGGAGCGATACACTTGCCCGCCTTTTCCGAACGGGTATTTGTAATGCTCTTTCGTCTCAGGGTCGGCGGACGAATCTGTTGCGAGGTGCATCTGCGAATACACAGCCCAGTTGTCACCGGACGCTCCAAGTAGCGCATTGCCGTCGTCGGCCGAGAACGACCAGTCGGCCGTCTTGTTTACTTTTCCGGCAGCGATCAGTGATCGCGCGTGGCTCATTCCGGCATTATTCACCTGTATTACCATCGCCGCCTCCATTCGTGTCAGTTGTGTCGCCTGGTTCTTCCACAGGCTCCGGCACATCGCCGACGATGTTCGCCGGAATGCGCAATTCGTCCGATTCATCGTCCTCAATCGGGTTCAAGTCGAGCTTTGCCCGACCTTCGTTGGGAGTCATTAGACCACCGTTGACGTAGCCGAGCAAGATGTCCTTCGTTTCCGTCGCGCTGGCGCGCAGCATCCCCTCCTCGACAAAATTGAAGTACAGGCCGCTCCGGCGCTCCGCGTCAGTCAGCAGGTACGCATCCATCGACTGCTCCAAACGCTGATACCACGGCGACATCGTGTGTACCATGTGACTCAGGAAGTTCGCGCTCGATCCGGCATACGTCGCCAACTTGTCGTCGCCGTACACCATGATCGGGTTGACCCTGGCGAACCGGCAAATCTCGCCGATCTGGAACTTGCGGTTCTCCAACGACTGAGCATCGGTGCTTTTCATCGCCAACTGTGTCCACGTTGCCGAACGATCGACCAGCATCGCACCGCCGGACTTAGTTGATCCTGCCATCGCCTCGTCAATCCATTTCTTGAGCTTTGCGTACTGGTCGTCGTTAAGCGTGCCGTCCACGGAATACACGCCTGACGGGCTGACGCCATTCTTGTGCAGAGACGCGACCGCCGATTCGAGCGCCATCGAAAGCCCCATCGCCTCGCGCGCCAGTTGCACGGCCTCCAAGCCTTGCCAGCCGTTCCACGTTGGCCCCTTGACATGCCAGATTGCCTCGGCGGGGAACACTTGAATCGAACCGTCGTCGCCGCGCACCTCGTAGGTCAGCGTCCAGTCATTCGCGCGCTTCACGGTGACGCTACCTGGCGCGAACGGTATCAGTTCAAGGATGCGCCCGCGCGGGCCGCGATTGATGAAACTGTAGTGGTTGCCGCACAGGACGGCATGGAACGCGATCAGTTCGCGGTACTCGAACGAGGTCATAAAGTCGTTCGGGCGCTGCCCCATCAGATAGTACAGCGGGTGATCCTTGGCCGGCAGGCGGGATTTGCCGTCAGGCGACTCTTTCATAAGCTTGAGCGGGACTTGCGCAATGCCCTCTCCGATCACGCGGCATACGGCAAACACCGTGGCGACTTCGAGGGCTGTTTTCACAGTCACAGCCTTGCCACTGCCGGTGATGCGACCGCCGAATACTTCGCGGATCAGGTCGATTGTCGAGCCTGATTTGCGCCCGAAGGCTCGCTGCCATGCGTCAGTCAGAAGTCCCATCGTGGTCGCTCATGTGGGTAGAATTGTCGGGAGGATAGCACATTAGGCGCTGGGTTGTGCAACAGGTTTGTCCCAGAACGACTTTCCAGCCGCCTCCGGCACCAAAGACATCAGCGAAACAGCGTTGAAAGTCGCCAAAAGTGGGTCGATTTTGGCGTAACCGGACGCCTGTTTCGTGATGATTACTGCATTTCCGCGCGGTTCGACCTTCGCATTTCCGACGCACCAGCGCATCATGGGCGAGCCAGAATGCTCGAAATTGCCCTCGGCGACCCGTCTTTCTGCCGTTTTTATTGCCCCGGACATCTTCCAACCCTGCGAAATACCAATCACTTTGTCCTGCGGAACACCAATTTCGACCAGCGCATCGAGGATTCCGCCCAATCCGTGCGGGTCAACGCCCACTTTGTCCAGTTTTCCGCTGTTTTCAACCTGTTCGACGATTTCCGCCACCTCAATCACGTCGTCGCCGATGTTCTTCACCAGAATCAGGTCGCCGTCTCGGGCGAAGTCCTTGAACCGTGCAGCCTCGCTCTTACGACGCTCCAACACTGACGGGTGCGCCCATGCACGTGCCCAAAGCAACCATTTGCCGGTATTGCGGTCCCGCCCGAGCACGGACAGCCCGAGCAAGTCGTCTAAACCGCCCCCGTCGATACCCACATCTACGACATCTGACCGTTCCAGCAGTTCGTCAAGCTCGATTCGCTCGACGGCGCAAGCGTCCCAAAAGTCCGCGCCGGGCCAGCGGTCGGATTGCATCGCCAGCCCGACCTCGACGTTGACGTGCTTGGCGAAAAATCCGATCAGTTCTTCCTCGCCGGCAGCTTCGGCCTGCTGGTGCAGACTGCGCAGGCGGGCCATGTCCACCGACGCACCCATGTTCGGGTTGGTGATGTGCCAGTTTTTCGGATCACGGCACGACTTGTCGGCCAGCATCGACTCGGGGAACTCGTACAGGATGGGCACGAACTTGGGATCGGCGATCTTTCCGTCGCGCACCTGGCGCGCATAGTCCAATTTCTGCTTGAACACGCCGGCGGGAGCCTCGTTCGACATCGTGGTCAGGCTTATCACAAATCCCTCGGGGCGCGACGCAAGCCCGCCTGTGGCCTCGCGCATCATGTCGCCAGCATTCGGTCGCTTTCCGAACAGCCACAGTTCATCGAACAGCACGCCGGTGAACTTCTTGCCGCCAACCGTCTCGTTCTCGGCGGCGATCACCTTCAATGTGGCGCGGCTGGTGCGGTGAGTGATAGTCCGTATGTGGTCTTGGACTTGAAACAGGTCGGACAGTTCTTCGTCCTTACGAATCATGTCCCGGGCTGGGAAAAACGAGTTATTTGCCACCTCCACCGTGGGGGCCAGAATGCCGTATTCGGCTGATTCGCGCCAATTTCGGATCAGCGCGGTCATCATAATCCCCGCTGCAAGGCCAGACTTGAAGTTCTTTTTCGACACCGAAATGAGCCATTCGGAGATGTCGCGGCGTCCGGTGGCGCCGTCGTAGGCACCAAAAACCGATCGCACCGTGTCGAAAATCCACTCGTTGCACGATTCGCCCATTGTCGGGCAGCCGGGGATATCGGCTATGCGCAGCGATTTGAAGATGTCGAGTGAGATGTCAGCTTCGTCAGCGTGCAGTGGGGGCGGCACGAGCGAGCGGCCGGACAGGATGCGCTCGCGCCAGTCTGGACAGGCGGTGCTAGTAGCCATCGGCCTTCTCCTGCGCCTGCTTGTGCGATGAGTGACATGACGCGCAAAGCGACTGCCAGTTGCTTCTGTCCCAAAACAGCGTCATGTCGCCCTTGTGTGGAGTTTTGTGGTCAACGACCGTGGCAACAGTCTTGCGTCCGATGGACAGGCACATGACGCACATGGGCGACGATCGCAGATGCTCGACGCGCGCCACGCGCCACTTATGGCCGTACCCACGTTCGCAAGATGTGCGGCGATCTTCCGGCACTGCGCCGCGTATCTTGCTCAGATTGGCGGGGTCGAGGCGTGGCGGAAGGCAGGCTAGTTTTGGTTTTTTCATCACCCCACCGCCCGCAACGGTGTCGGTGGCAATGGGGTGGCAAACTTGCCGCTGGACGCCGCAGACTTGGCCGCGTGTTCCTTCTCGCCCTTCTTGCCCTTCTCGCCCGGTTTGGCATGGCAGAACGGCAGGGCCAATGCGGCGGCGCGCACGCGGTCGGGTTCCGGCTTGGTCGGGTCGCGGACAATCCGTAGCAGGTAGTCGAGCGGGGTCAGGGTCGGGTCAAGCACCTCGTCAGTGACAACGGGGGATGGCGGCAGCAGTTCGCGCGGCGGTTTTGCGCCGCCCTTGATCGTCGCAGTCAGTTCACGGATCAGGTCGTTCTTCGGGTCTTTCTTCCGGCCGGCACCGGGGCGTGCGCCACCTCTTGCCATGATTATTCTCCAATGTTGACGGGCTTCGTATGATTCCAAGGTAGCACAAAATTGAAATTTTGCAAAATTCATATCTGGAAAAAGTTATGCGCGTGGG